GGTTTGGTATAGGTAGCGCTGGTGGTGCAGTTAGTGGTACAGTCGGGCGAATCGCAGACGGTAGTTCAAACACCATTAATAAAGCTAGAGAACTTTTACAACGACAATATGAGAACCAAACCGAACAAGACCTTGATGCAGATGAGATAGGAGGAACTCCAGATGGAGTTGCAGTAGAACCTGGAGCTTGGATTATAGCGCAATTAGACGCAATGCTAGACCCCACAACAGGTAAAGACTCTATGTGGATTGATGTTAATTCTACAGAACAAGCCGCTACCGTTGCGTCAGAAATAGACAAAAGAGGACTTGAAGGAAAAAATGTTATAGGTATAGACACTGGAAAAGGGGTTTTTTTAACAACTAACAATAGAAAAGCCGCTTTAATGAAAAGGCTTATAAATAATGGGCAACTTAACGAAAGCTCTTTAGATTCCTTTTTAGCAAACCAATTAGGGTATGTACATAATAGAAAACCAGAAGATGATCTTGTGGTTGAAGTTAGAGATGCAAATAACAATGTGGTTTGGTATCAATCTACCAATCAAAATGATTTAGATGCTGTATATACACAGGCTAATAATCTTTTTAAAGACAATACTAAATATAAAGTTTCTCATCAAGGAGCAAAAGAACATTTAGCACAAAGAAATGCGTTGGCTACTACTGTTGTAGCCCCTAACTTTGACCTTTTAACTAGAAATTTAGAAATAGAAGATGCTCAATATCAACAGCTTTTTGATAGATATGAAACACTTGTAGAAAAAGCTAGAAGAGCGGGTGGGGTAAATAATTTAAGCGCTGAAGACCAACAAACCCTTAGACAGGACTATCTTGCACTACAACCCAATTCAGTTGAAACACAGACTGATACACCCGATGGCCAGTTACAAGAACAGTTGCGAGCTGTGGCGCCAGAAGAAGATACTGTCGCAGAAGAATTAGAACGTGAAGCAGCTATTCCTGGTTCTGAGTTTGGTGTATTTGAACCCACAGTAGTAGAGCAAGGCGAAGGTTCTGAAGCCACTCCTATTTTAGCTAGGGGTAAAAAACCCTGGGCAGAAGGCAGGGGTATAAATGAAGAACAAATAAAAGAGGCTAAGGCCTTAACACCGGCTGAATACATACGAGATTTTGATGAACGAGTGGCCGATGGTAGGTACTCTGATGCTTTATTGAAAGCCTATATAAAAAACATAGAAGAGAACCCTGGGTTTCTTTTTAGAATTGATGAAACCGAAGGTGGGTTTAATATTAAAAAAATAAGAGTTCCTATGGGGTCTCTTAATATGGAATTAGAAACACAGCGTTGGGTTAGAGCCGCTAAGAAAAATGAAAACTACAACACTAGAAGGGGTGGTAAAGATGCTAGTGGCTGGACAATTTCTTCCAGTAAAGAAGGAGCAGCTCCTCAACCTATCGATATGGCGACTCTTACTAACTTTGGTAGGACTCATGCAAACAGAGAAGGGTTATTAGGAACCACTGCGCAAGGTGGGCTAGAAAGCGCAAACATAGGATTTAATGTAGCAGTAACTGAACTTTTAGACCAAGGTTATGAACTATTTTATGAAGGTACTCCGATTGCAGAACTAACTAGAGCACAACAAGAAAAAGCTCCTGTTTATACTGAAAAAGGAAACCCGGAACCCCGCACTATGTTTGAGTTATCTCAACAACGCGGTGAGTTTAATCAAGATGTGCAGCAACTACGAGAAGATTTAAATGAAACTCTACAAAAAATAGAAAATACATTTGGCCCTTTAGGCTTACCTACGGGTCTTGACTCAAGTGTTTATGAAGAAGCTAGACAAGAACGCCAACAGCTTAGGGAAAATCTAATAGAACAATCTAAAAAACAAAGAGAACAATTAAATGAGGCCACTAAACGATTAGGAAGAGACTATGTAGCAACTGATCCAGATTTTATTGCTGACTATGATGCATTACAACAAACTTCTACTTTAGAAACGCAAAGCGTACTTGCCTCTGCTGATGAGTCAGGAAGAAAACCAACCGGTGAATTAGCTAATTTTGCTTTTACTGAAATGGCTCAAAACTCTGATATAGCATCAGAAAGAATAGATATAGAATTTGAAAACAGGGACAAACGATTTAGTTACTTACAAATGCCTATTGGTAAGAACAGAGAGAAGACGGGGGCAAAACCTTTAGTTTCTTCTGTTCTTTCTGATAGATTGGATGATCCAACTTTTATTTCTGACTTAATTAATATTGTTAACTCATCTTTTAAACTAAATCAAACTAGGACTATTCAAGTATTTGAAGCTAATGAAAATCTTGATACAGGAGTTGCTTCTGCAAATGAAAGAGTTAAAAATCAACAGGCCTATTTAAAACGAAACCCTAGGGTTTTAGCTAGAGTTATATCTTTTGGCGATGTTGATATTATTCTTGTAAACCTAAAAGAAGGAGCATCTGAAGCAGAACAAGGCACTGCTATGATCGCGCTGGCTCATGAACTTGGGCATTCGGTCTTTAGGCAAGAGTTAAGAAATTCTTTAAATAACCCAAAACTTTATAACTCTCTTTACGATGCTTTTTTAAAAGCCCAAAAAGAAGTTGGAAGTGAGCAGTATCAAGATACACATTTTGGTTTTGAAGAATGGTATGCAGACCAAGTAGGTGCTTTTTTATTAAACGAAACTAAACAAGCCACTAATGGCGTAGAAGCCTTTTTCAAACGAATTGCTAATAAATTAAGAGCTGCGTTTAAAAAACTTGGGCCTATATTCTTTAAACGTTTTCAACGTAACCCTGAGTTTACTGATTACGCAACCGGTGTAGTTAAATCTTATAGAGAAGGCGCAAAAGACCCAATACGAAATGGTATGGGTATGGAAGCTAAAATATATGTGCGCAATATAATAGATGAAGTATTACCTAATAATTTAGATAAAGTTGCAGATCCTAAAGCTGTAAGAAAATTAAACAAGGCAGCAGAAAAAATATTATCTTCTGACGACGAAATGCCAAATTGGGTTAAAAAGCTTTTACAAATAATAAAACCAGCAGATAATGTTTTGCGTAGTTTAGGTAAAAAATTAGGCACCGGCATACTGCTTGCTGAATTTTTCTATGCTCAATCACAATCAAGCCAAGCAAATGGTTTTTTACAAACCAAACAACAAAAAATATATGAGCTTATTAACGAGTTTACCGGTATATTAGGTGCGCAAACACTTTCTAATATTCCACAAGAAGGAATGGATGCTTTATTAGAGGCAGAAGATAATACTAAATCTAATGACCAATTAAGCCCTAAAGCTAGAGAAGTCAGAGAGTGGTTTGAGAAAATATATAAAGACTTAGAATTAAAAAAATGGACTAACACTAATTTTCAAAAAAACTTCTACACTAGGGTTCTTAGTGACGATTTAGCTAACAGCGCTGAATTACAAGATGGTCTTGTTCAGTTACTTGTAAAAAACAACCCAGGTTTAAAAGAAAAGTCTGCTAGAGCAATAGTAACAGACCTTTCTAGAAATCTAGATATGAACATCGATATATCTACAAACAAAGTAGAACGTTTTTCTATTGGGTTATCTAAAGAAAGAGCAAAGTATTTTCAAAATATATCTACTAAAGAACTTAGAAATTTAAAAGACTCAAATGGGGTTAGCGCATTAGAAGAACCCCACATAGCTGTTCGTAAGTACTTAAACAACATTGTTAAAAAAGTAGAAATGAACAAACGAGGGGGTGCTGCTTATTTAGAGTCCTTAGTTAATCAGTTGCCGGAAAACGAACAACAAACAGCTGTTGATGCTATTCAAGCTATTTTAGGTAAAGTAAACCCTGAAATGAGCAACGCCTTTAAAAACTTAAATAGTGTAGGTTTATTCTTAAACATTATTAGTATGTTAGCTTTTACTGTATTTGCATCCTTTCCAGATTTTGCTGGTTCTATTATTAGATCTAAAGATTTCCGAGGTTTAAAAAACATGGGGAGGGAGCTTGCAAACTATTTTCGAGATCCAAAAGAAGCCCTTGCTTTTGCAATGGAGATAGGAGTAACAACCTCTGAAGCAATTAACACTATGTATGTAAACGCGGGAGAGTTAGACCACATGGTAGACTGGAGTAAAAAAGGCTCTGAAAAATTTTTTAAATACACAGGAACAGAGTGGTTTACTAGATTTACTAGGGTTTTATCTGCTGGCATGGGAAGAAGGTTTTTAGTTGACCACGGTAATAAAGCTTTGCGCGGAGACAAGCGTTCTATAAGGTTCTTAAAAGAATTAGATTTAACACCCCAAGACGTAAAAACTTGGCAAGATGGTGGTCAAGCGCTAAAAGGTAAGAACGGAGAAAAAATAAAACAAGCTTTATATAGGTTTGTTGATGAATCAGTTGTAAGACCTAATTCTGCAGAAAGACCCATTTGGGCTTCTGATCCTAGGTTTGCTTTAGTATGGCAGTTAAAGTCTTTCTTTTATGCTTATGGTAAAAACGTAGTGGGTGGTTTTTTAAGAGAATCTCAAAACAGATACAACGAAACAGGTTCAGTACCATTACTTTTAGCCGCAACTACAATGTTACCACTAACGATGTTAGGTTTTGACTTGCGAGAACGGTTTAAAGGTACTTTAGCTTGGGCTTTACCAGGAATTGATTCTACACAAAAAAATTACAGAAAATCTTTAGATATGGATTGGGGCGAGTATTCTATGGAAATACTAGACCGAAGTGGGGTTTTGGGGGCTTTTGCATTAGGGTTACCTTTAATACAAGGTGGCAAGTATGGAGATCCCTTCTGGGTTGAACCCATGGGCCCAAGTGTAGAAAGGGTTATGGACTTTACATCTGGTGATTTGGACTTAAGTGACATGTTCCCTATTTATGGACAATTAGGCGGGCTAGATTAAAAACGAAACATGCGTGTATAATAAGAGGTAATTTATGGCATATTCAGACACAATTAAATTAGTAGTAGGAGACACTCTTCCTGAACTAACTTTTACCCTAAAAGACAGCAACACTGCTGCGTCTGGGGCTACGTTAAATGTAGAAGACGAAACTACTTGGGCACCAATCAACTTAACTGGTGCAACTGTAAAACTACGCATTCGTGAGGTAGGGTCAACAACGGTTCTTTCTACAATAACTGCTACTATAACAAGCGCTTCTAATGGCACTTGTGCATTAACATTCCCTACAGGAACGTGGACAACTGCAGGAACTTTTGAAGGCGAAATTGAACACACAACTTCTGGATCTGGTATTCAAACAGTACAAGATTTTATAAAATTTAAAGTGCGTGATGACTTCGATTAATGGCCATCAAGTTTACAGTTGATTATGTCAACCTAAAGGTTACTGTTGACACAGATTCGATTCAACCCGTTTCTGTTTTTCAAAACCTTAGATCTCTTGTTACGTTTACAAATTTACAAACGTCATTACAGTACGTAGATTTATCGGCTGTAAATGTATTATTAGATGCCGATAGTAAAAACCTTTACTTTATTTCTGGGCACCCAAATGCTGAAAGTTTTGGTTTAACCGATGCACCAGCATTTACATTCACAACAACAAAGACAGAAACTGTTTCTATAGCAGAAGAACTAGCTTCAGCATTTGCTAGCAGTAAATCTGAAACGGTTAGTATTGCTGAATCTCTTAGTAAAGTAGTAGATTTTGTTAGGGCATTTAGTGATACACCAACACTTTCTGATGCGCCTGCAATTGCTTTTAGTACAGCATTTGATGATAGTAGTACACTTTCTGATGCTCCTGCATTAAGTATAGAACCAACAAAAAGTGACACTTTGTCATTTTTAGACTCAGAGGTTTTAAGTGTTGATCCAGCAAAAAGTGACACTTTGTCAGTTTCTGATAGCCCTATATTTAGTGTTGATTTACCACAGTCTGATACTGCAACCATTGCAGAGTCAAATGTGTTGGGGGTAGGCAAAGCAATACCAGAAAGCGGTACAGTCACTTATACAGTAACCGTTGCTTCTGCCACAAACTCATATGGGTCAGGCAATAAGTACCACATTGATGGTGTTAATAGCCCAGCACTAACGTTAGATGTAGGTAAAACATATAAGTTTGATTTATCGGACTCTAGTGTTAGTGGACACCCATTAAGGTTTTCAGAAACAGCAAACGGTTCACATGGTGGAGGCTCTGCGTACACAACTAACGTGACTGTAAGTGGCACACCTGGGTCTTCTGGTGCTTACGTAGAGATACAAGTAACTGGATCTACACCAGCGTCTTTACATTATTATTGTACAAACCACAGTGGTATGGGCGGTGCAGTTAGCGTACAAGTTGCTGAATCTGTGGTCATGTCCGAATCATTTAGTCGTGTAGCTACGTTTGCACGGGCTTTTTCAGACAGTTATGCATTAGATGATACTGCTAGTGCTTCTGATGATCTGCAAACAGACTTTGGTATAAACAAAGGAAATATTGTGGGTGTGGGTGACAGTGCTCCTGTATTTACTTTTTCAACTAGTTTTGCAGATACTCCTACAATTACAGAAAGTATTGCTCATTCATTTTCAACATCTTTTAGCGAGACTATAAGTTTAGCTGATGTTTTTACTTCTGGGGCTGGAAGCATCTATACAGATAGCACTTCTATCTCAGAAAGTTTAGCACATACTTTTGGTAAATCTTTATCAGATAGTGCTACAATAACAGAATCGATAAATGTGGTATTGGTCTCCGGATCAAGTAGTGTACTTAACACCTCTGCATTTAACACTAGTGTATTAAATTAAATTTGGAGAAATTATGTTAAACGACGGTTTAAAACTTACAGGTAAGTTAAAAATTGCCCTTAACGGAGAAACAGTCCAAGAAGTCAATAACCTTGTAGTTACTGATGGAAAGGAATATGTTGCCTCTCGAATGAAAGATACTACCGCAACTGCTATGTCTCACATGGCTATTGGTAGTGGTTCTACTGCAGCCGCAGCTGGTAATTCCGCTTTAGGAAGTGAACTAGGCCGTGTTGCGTTAACAAGTACTACTGTATCGGGTGCTGTTGTGACTTACGTAGCTACATTTGCAGCAGGTACTGGTACAGGTGCCGTAACTGAAGCGGGTATTTTAAATGCCTCTTCTTCCGGTGACTTACTTTGTAGAACTGTTTTTTCAGTAGTTAATAAGGGTGCGTCTGACTCAATGACAATTACTTGGACTGTAACAGTTAGTTAATTTAAAAGGAGTTAGCTAATGGCTGTTAAGTTTACCAACAACGCAGCGACAACTCTTGCCGCAGGAATCAATAGCAGCGTCACGAGTATCGCTGTAACAGATGGTTCTGTTTTCCCTACCATAACAGGTAGTGATCACTTCTATGTAACCTTTGACGATACTACCAACAAGGAGATTGTAAAGGTAACAGCAAGAAGTGGTAACACACTAACTGTAGTTAGAGGGCATGATAATACAACTGCACGAGCGTTTAGTTCTGGAGATAAAGCAGAGCTAAGAATCGTTGCGGCTTTATTAGATGACGTTAAGACCGATGTCTCTTCTACATTAACTGTTGATACTTTTACAAGTGACGGCACAACAGCTGAATTTACACTAAGCGTTGCACCAGCAAGCGAAGATAATTTAATTGTATTTATTGAGGGTGTTTACCAAAACCCCGGAGACTTTACTCTTTCAGGAACTTCGCTTACTTTAGATGCGGTACCACCCAATACTCGTAAAGTAGTTGTTTATCATGTATCGCATTTAGTTTCAGGCAATAACCTAGCCCACAATCAATTTACTTGTAATGGCAGCACCACAGCTTTTACGCTTAGTCTTTCCCCAATACATGAAAACAATACACAGGTGTTTTTAGACGGTGTTTACCAACAAAAGACAGACTATGCAGTAAGTGGTACAACCTTAACCATGGATACCGCACCAGCAAACGGTGCAATCTTAGAGGTCATGACCTTTACTCAAACAGAAGTAAACACTTTACCAGCATCCTTCGTGTCAGGCTTAACAGAAGTTACAGCTGTAGGTGCGGACCATTTTATGATTTTTGATGCAACCGATAGTGCGTTAAAGAAATCTTTGGTGTCTGATGTTTTAGAATCAGCCACATCAATTAGCACAAGTGCAGATGCAACAGCGATTACTATTGACAGTTCAGAGAACGTAACTTTTACCAATAACGTAACTATTAACTCTGGACAGCTGACCGCAGGTGGTCTTGCTTACCCAACATCAGATGGCTCTAATGGGCAAGTTCTTACTACAAATGGTAGTGGCACTCTATCATTCTCAACTGTTAGCGGCACAACTATAAATAATAACGCTGATAACAGAATTATAACTGGTAGTGGTACTGCTAATACTTTAGAGGGTGAAGCTAATTTAACTTTTGACAATACAAATTTAGTTGTAGGCACCACAGGCTCATTAAAAGTTCCCAATGGCACAGATGCACAAAAGCCAACAGCTGCCACTGGCATGATTAGATACAACACTACTAACACAAAACTAGAAGCATACATTGGTAGTGCTTGGGAAAATGTAAACACTACTGCACAATCTCTAACTGCAATTAGTGGACTAGACCTTTGGGCAGATGTTACAGGCGGAATAAGTTCAACAACAATTGCTGATTTAAGCGGTAATAATAGAACTGGCACACTATCAAACACTGGACACTCAGGCACTCTAAATGGTAATACATATATGCTTTTTAATGCAGCTAATAGATATCTCTCGTATGGAGATAAACCTAGTGGACTAGGAAATTATCAAGGAGATGTTACTTTCTTTTTTGTTCTTACAAATACCACTGGTTTTAGCACTTATCGAACATTAATTGGTGATTCATCAGGAGCAGCTGCATATCAAATTCTAAGAACAAATGGTAGCACTGATGACTGGAACTTTTATTTACAGCATCAACAGGGTGCAACGTTAACAAGTACCAATACACCTTTAAATGCAAATGCAAGTATTAATAGTACTCAAATATTAATATTCTCATTTGGTTCATGGTCAAGCGGGGATTTAGATATTTATAAAAGAACAGGAGGTGTAGAAACTACAGATAGTTACTCAAGTGTATTTAGTAGCAATCTTGCTACTTGGGGATTCTCCTCAAATACAAGTTCCACTTTTTATATTGGTAACTCTAGTTGGGCTAATGAGTATTATGATGGTGGAATTTTTGCATGGGGTATTATAGACCACGAGATAACTAGTTCAGAAAAACAAATAATTTATGATTATTACGCAACAAAGAATATAGGAAATTAATATGGCAGATTTAACATACTCACAAATATATTCTAAAACATCAGATGAAATAAATACTATTCAAGCTGAAAATTTAGCAAACGACGCTTTTGAAGATATTATAAGTATTAATACAAAATTAAATGCTATTGGTATAGTTCAACTAGAAAGGCAATCTTTATACCCATCATTTGAAGAACAGCTTGATATGCAATATTGGGATTCAGTCAATAGCACTACTACTTGGAAAGATAAGATTGCACAGATTAAAACAGACAACCCATTACCGCAGGATTAATAAATGGCAAACACTAAGATCACATCAAGAGTTATAGCAGACGATGCAGTAACCACTGCAGCGATTGCGGATGATGCAGTCGTAACAGCTTCTATTGCAGATGATGCTATTACCTCTGCTCTTATAGCAGATAATGCGGTTGGAATACCTGCTCTTGCTGTTTCTGATGGTAGTGATGGACAAGCACTTATAACAAACGGTGCAGGTACTCTTTCATTCTCAACCATAAGCAGTGGTGCTACAAGTCTTAATGGACTATCAGATTGCAAAACTTTTGGTACATCTTCAATAATGGTTGGAGATACGACTACAGGCACGATTGATGCAGCTAACTACAACACTGGTGTAGGTGTAGATGTTTTTGCAGCTTTAACAAGTGGTGATAATAATACTGCGATTGGTTTTAGTTCTTTAACAGCAAACACTACAGGATTCAACAACACAGCAGTTGGTTATACAGCACTACAAGCTAATACAACAGGTGGACAAAATGCTGCATTAGGCTCAAGAGTTTTACCCGATAACACAGAAGGAAATGGTAATGTAGGAATTGGAGAAGCAACTTTATACACAAACACAACTGGCGATTATAATATTGGCATTGGTCTTGGAGCATTACAAAATTCTAATAGTGATGACAATATAGCTATTGGATATAGGGCGATGCACAATATTACTTCGGGCACGGATAGTGTTGCTATAGGGTCAGATGCACTTTTTACAACTACAACAGGCAGTAATAATGTTGGTATAGGTTATTATGCCTTACGACTTAATACAGGTTCTAGTAACACCGCATTAGGGCATGGTGCTTTAAAAACAAACACAGCAAATAATAATGTTGCTATTGGTGCAGATTGTTTAGATGCTAATACAACTGGTACTTCTAATACTGCTGTGGGTGCAGACGCACTAACAACTAACACCACAGCAGACCATAATACAGCAGTTGGAAAAAGCTCTTTATCAGCAAACACGACAGGAACACAAAATGTTGCTCTTGGTTCTTCTGCTGGTAGAAGTTGCACAACTGGTGTTAACAATGTGGCTATAGGTTACGCATCTTTAGATGGTGCTACAACAGCACATAATAATGTGTCAATTGGTCGTTATGCGATGATATTTAACACAACTGGTTCTACCAATGTGGCGATAGGCTCTAATGCAATGTATGCAAACACCACAGGTAATTATAATATAGGAATTGGTTATGCTGCCCTTGATGCTAATACCACAGCATCTAACAATACAGCAATTGGTTATTTTGCACTTTCAGCAAACACCACAGGTACTCATAATGTTGCTTTAGGTAGGTCAGCAGGCACTACTCAAACAACTGGAAGTGACAATGTCTATCTAGGAAACTATGCAGGAAATTCTCATGTAGGCAGTAGAAGTGTTTATTTAGGCTATACAGCAGGTTATAGCCAAACGGGTGCTAACGATAATGTGTGTCTTGGTTATGGAGCAGGTAATAATCAAACAACTGGCGGTCAAAATGTAATGGTTGGCAGAGATGCTAGAGGTCCTGCAACAGGAACAAATGCCTCAATTACAATTGGATATACTTGTGTAGGGCAGGGTAATTATTATACAACACTAGGAACAGGAGCAGGTTCAGATAGAATTTATAATCAGTTTAGTGCAAATGCTTCTTGGACTAGAGTATCTGACTCAAGATATAAAGAAGAAATAACCAACAACACTGATTGCGGTTTGTCTTTTATAAATGATTTAAGACCAGTTACTTTTAAATTCAAGCCACTAGCAGATATAGATAATACATTACCCGATTATAATGCTTCTAAAACCTCAAGAACTTATGATAAAAAAATGTATGGTCTTATTGCTCAAGAAGTTAAACAGGCAATGGATGATAATAACATTACAGACTTTGCAGGGTGGGATGAAGGTGAGAATGGAATACAAGGTATTTCACAAGAAATGTTTGTACATCCTTTAATTAAAGCAGTACAAGAGTTATCAGCAAAATGTGATAGCTTACAAAATGAAATTAACATTCTTAAAGGAGAATAGAAAATGGAAACAGTATCAGAAGTATTAACAGCAGCAACCGATAGCGTTGATTTAATTAATGCAATTGATAATGGTTCACATGATGTAACAGGCATGACCCAAGCAGAGATAAATGACACGGTACAAAGAAATGTAGACCATCTTGAAACTATCTTGGCTTACACAGACCCTGACGTAGTAGGAGACTCATCAGATAAGTCTAGCTATACAGATGCAATTGCTACAGGTAAATTATATATAGAAGAGAACAGCTAATGGCAAACACAAAGATACCAAGTGAACTAATAGCAGATGACGCTGTAACCGCAGCAAAAGTTGCGGACAACGCCATAGGTATTGCAGCCTTGAATGTATCTGATGGTACAAACGGGCAAGCCCTAAAAACCAACGGAAGTGGTACACTATCCTTTGGAGATGTTTCTGTTTCCCAAACATTAACCGTGGTCGGACGCAGTGCAAACACAAACATAACAGTAACAAGTGGAGTGATCGGTGTCATTGCCCGATCAGGCACTATAAACATAGGAGTATAAAATGGCAGCAAGATTTCCCTTAATCGTAGACGGCAGTGGAACGCCTGCAATCAAAGAGATTGTAAGTGGTGATGTGCTGGATCTCACAGGTTTACAGGTAAAGCTAGGCACTGAAGCTACGCTTAGTGACGGTGCAACTATTGCATGGGATGTTTCGGCATCTCCAATCGCTAGTGTAACGCTAGGGGGCAACAGAACCCTTGCATTGCCAACTAATCCAGTAGGCAATGGTCAGTACATATCCTTGTTAGTGATACAGGACGGCACAGGCTCAAGGACGCTAACATGGAACGCAGCCTACGAATTCACAACAGACACAGCCCCAACTCTTACAACAACAGCATCAAAGGGTGATCTATTTACTTTTAGATATTACAACGGTGCTAAGTGGATTGAGGTAGGCAGAAACCTAAACCTTACACTAAGCTAATGTCCCTACTTGCTTTATCAGGAACTAACTCCGTATCAGGTGGGTATGATATTGATAACTCTTTGAAGGTTGAGCCTGATAATACTGAGTATCTTGTCAAAACTCCTAGCTCAGATGGTAATAGAAGAACATTTACCATAAGCCTATGGTTAAAAAGAACAGAGTTAGGCGCTCACATGACTTTATTTGGTGCACAACCTTCAAGTAGTTGGACTAATGGCAATACTTTTCAATTTGGATTTACTAATGATGATACATTTCAATGTGGGCTACAAACTTTTTATGTAGTACAAACTAATAGAGTATTTAGAGATACATCGGCTTGGTATCATGTTGTGGTTGCAGTAGACACAACACAATCTACAGTAGCTAACAGGTTTAAATTATATATAAATGGTGTTCAAGAGACTTCTTGGTTAGTGGATCAAATATATGGCATAAGCCAAAACCAAGATTTAGGCATTAATCATACTACTCGTCACCAAATTGGTAGACTTATTCAAAATGGTTGGGGATTTGCTGGTTACATTGCAGAAATGCATAATGTGGATGGACAACAATTAGCACCTACTAGCTTTGGAGAGTTTGATGACGATAGTGGTATATGGAAACCTAAAGCTTATACAGGTACTTATGGCACTAACGGATTTTACTTAGACTTCGCAGATGCTGCAGACTTGGGTGATGATGAAAGTGGCAATGGTAATGATTACACAGAAAACAATATAGCAGCAGCCGACCAAGCAACTGACACACCTACTAATAATTTTGCTACAGGTAATCCGCTATTATATTTTTCTACTGCTACAACAGTTTCAGAAGGAGCAACAAAGATAGCAAAAGGTGCAAATGGTTGGGAAATGTTAGCTTCTACAATGGCTGTAACAAAAGGTAAATGGTATGTAGAAGTTAGAAACGAAACTATGCCTGAATCGGCTATGGCTAGTATTATGCCTGATGATATAGAATTAATATTCCGTGGCGGTCAAATTACAAATTATCCAGGCAAGATTGTGGGTGATGAGGGTCAAGGTTATTATTCTTATAATGGCAAGTATTACAGAAACGGAGGTTTTGAAGATTATGGAGCTTCATGGACTGGAAGCGCCAATACAATAGGAATAGCTTTAGACATGGACAACGGAAAACTTTATTTTGCAAAGGACAATACTTGGCAAAACTCAGGCGACCCTACAAGTGGTTCTACTGGTACTGGTGCTATTGATGTATTGGCACCTACTAAACCACACTTAATAGGGTATACACCTTATGCTGCTAACACAGATGGTTTTATTAACTTTGGTGGTTTTACTGGTGCAGGAATTTCAAGCGGTGAAAGTGATGCTAATGGCTACGGAAACTTTGAGTAT